ATCTTTATTTCGTATGGTGACACCCTATTTGACATTAAAAGACATTCCTATGGTTGTGGTAAATCACACATATAAAGAAATTTCTATGTTTCCAAAAGATATTGTTAGTGGAGGAACTGGATCATATTATTCTTCGGATAACATCTTTATTATTGGTAGACAACAGGAAAAAGAAGGCCAAGACTTGATTGGATATAATTTTATTATCAATGTTGAGAAATCACGATATGTTCGAGAAAAATCGAAAATTCCTGTTTCAGTGTCTTTTGATGGTGGAATTAGCAAATGGTCTGGCCTATTAGAATTAGCATTAGAATCTGGTCATGTGATTAAGCCATCAAATGGATGGTATTCAAGGGTGAATGAAGATGGTGTAGTTGAAGATAAAAAGTATCGAATTAAAGATACCGATAAAAAAGAATTTTGGGAAAAAATTATTACAACCAAATCTTTTAATGATTTTATTGAAAACAAATATAAAATATCAATGGTGAATATGATTTCTGATGATGAATTAGCTAAGGAGATGGATTATGAGTGATTATACTGACTTTAATGATTTTGTTTATGGTATTGATTATGAATTTGGTTCAGACGAAAATCAAAGTAGAACGGTCGATATTATTCTAAAATCTGGACCATATTCTGGTGTTACTTATCGTTATGGGAAAATTCATGTTGAAGAGATTGAAAACGAGAATGCAATTTTGAAATTTGATTATGATGTTATTTCATTTCCAGAAGGATTTGAGAATGATATATCATTTCAAAAATATATTGGCGATTTTCTGGTTTATATTATCTCATCTAATACAGGAGTAGAGAGTAAGGAAAACGATGAAGAAAATTGAATTAATAATTATCAATAATCTAATTAAAAGGGAGGGATTTCTAAGGAAGGTTCTTCCTTTTTTGAAAGATGAATATTTTTTTGATAAAACGGATAAATTTCTTTTTAATGAAATTAACAACTTTGCGCAAAAGTATAATAAAACACCATCCCTCGATTCATTATTAATTACACTTCAAAGTAAAAATAATATAACAGAAGATGAATATGAAAAAATTGATAATTATTTAACTGAATTGAAAGAATTGGAACCAGAAAAAAATGAAGATTGGTTAATCGAAAAAACAGAAAAATTTTGTCAGGAAAAGGCCATTTATAATGCGATTTCGCAGTCTATTTCTATCTTAGATAATACAGATAAAACGAAAGATAAAGGTATTATTCCCGAAATTCTTTCAAATGCTTTAGCTGTTACATTTGATAATTCTGTTGGCCATGATTACATTGATGATTATGAAGAACGATATGACTTCTATCATAGAAAAGAAAAGAAAATCAGATTTGACCTTGAATACTTTAATAAGATCACAAGAGGTGGTCTTTCAACAAAAACCTTGAATATTATTTTAGCGGGTACTGGTGTTGGTAAATCTCTTGCTATGTGTCATTTCGCAACATCTTTCATTTCCCAAGGAAAAAATGTATTATACATTACCCTCGAAATGTCAGAGGAAAAGATTGCACAAAGAATTGATGCAAACTTACTTGATATTGATATTAATGAAATGAATGAATTATCAAAGGATGTATATTTTAAAAAACTAGAAAATATTAAACAAAAAACTGTTGGTAAGTTGATTATCAAAGAATATCCAACAGCAATGGCATCAACAACACATTTTAGAAATCTTATCAATGAGTTGAAATTGAAGAAAAATTTTGTGGCAGATATTATTATTGTTGATTATTTGAATATATGTGCATCATCAAGAGTAAAACCTGGTGCTACTGTCAATTCTTATACTTATATAAAGTCTATTGCAGAAGAATTGAGGGGACTTGCAATTGAATCGGATGTGCCTTTAATTTCTGCAACACAAACAAATCGAACTGGATTTTCAAATTCGGATGTTGGATTGGAAGACACGAGTGAATCATTTGGTTTACCTGCAACCGCTGATTTGATGTTTGCATTGATAACATCTGAAGAATTGGCTGCATCAAATCAAATTATGGTGAAACAATTAAAGAATCGTTATTCTGATCCAGAACATTATAAACGATTTGTTGTTGGCGTTGAAAAAACTAAAATGAGATTATATGATGTTGATGAAGAATCACAAGATGATATTATTGATTTCGGTATTCTTCCAAAAAAGGAAACGGATCGTTCAAATAAATTTGCGGGATTTAAAGTTTGAAGAATATGAAAAAAGTATCCATCGAAGATTATAAAAATATTGGCCAATGGTTAAATTCGTTATCAAAGAAATATAATTTTCAAGTGTCTGTCAATTCACCGACTGGTAGACCCGCAAAGTCGAATAAAAACCAACGTGAATATCGAATGCAACTTATTGAAAAACAACAGGATACATCTAAACAATTTGAGGATTTTCTAAAAAGTAAATTAAAACAATTTCCTAACTTGAAATCTGTGAAATTTAATGAAATTTCACCAAATAGTTCAAAATTTTCAAGTTTTTCTTTCTTCATTAATGATATTGATGTTGATGTTGTTATTGGGAGAGGGGCAAATAGAGGAGAAAATTTTGAATCCCACTCTGTTAAAAAATTGGCAGAACACTATCTTGGAATAAACAAAGATTCTGAGTATCATGCTCTCATTTTAGAAATGGAAAGGGCAAATCCAAACTTTAAACATGTTGTTATTAAAGGTGTTAAACAAAGAACTGGATCAACAAAAAAAGAAGGTGTTCCCATAGAAAAGCTAGGAGAAATTATTGGTGATATTGTTTTAATAGATGAAACAGATAAAAAATGGTATATATCTTTAAAAAATGAAAATGGTGATACTTTTAGTTCTTATTCTGGTGCTGCTTCCTTGTTTGATTCGAATGGCACATTAGTTGACACTTCTGATGGTGCTAAATTTCTTGATGCTTTTGGTGTAGATTTAAATGAAGTCCAAAAAAGATTTGACGAAAGAAATCATAAAAACGTTATCAGAAAACATATTATTGTTAAAAAATCAGATCAAAATAAACTTAAATCAATTTTTGAAAGGGCGTGGGGTCTTAATTATTTTTATGTGAGAAAACAAACAAAGGGATGGAATGTTTTTTGGATGGATCATCTGATGTTAAATAAATTAACGAATAATATTCGTGTTACAGATATTCGTTATCCTAATAAAACTTCTAAACAAATTACTATTTTTTGTGAAACTCCCTATAAAAAATATATTATAGAAATTCGTAATTCAAAAGGAGGAGAATATCCTAACGATATTAAATTCAAAGTGAGATAAAAATTATGTATTCTGCGACTGTGATTATTCCAACAACTGGTTCTGATTTTACGATTCAAGCTATTGAAAGTGTGTTAAATCAAACTTATCCAACCCAATGTTATCTTGTCTGCGATGGTGAAGAATATTATGGAAAAACTAAAAATATTATTTCAAAATTTGAGAAAAATGATGGATTCAATTTCACCTCTCTACCCATTAATGTTGGTAGAAATGGTTTTTATGGCCATCGGATTTATGCTGCTTTTTCTCATCTAATTAATACCGATTATGTGTTATATCTCGATCAAGATAATTGGTTTGATACAAATCATGTCAAATCATGTATTGAATCTTTAAAAGAAAATAAAACATTTTGGTCATTTTCTCTACGAAAAATATGGGAAAATGACAACTTTATTTGTGATGATAATTGCGAGTCATTAGGTTTTTATCCGGGCTTTCAGGGCGGAAATCATGTTGATACCAATTGTTATTGTATTAAGACTGAAGTTGTTAATAAAATTGCATCAGCATGGCACGGTGGTTGGGGGCAAGATCGCATATTTTATTCTACATTAAAAACCATTTTTGGTGATGGTTCTTGTACCGGAACCTATTCGGTTAATTATCGTTTGGGTGGAAATGAGGGTTCTGTTAAAAAGGAATTTTTTGTTTACGGTAATGATATTATGATTAAAAGATTTGGAGGAAATTTCCCTTGGAGAAGAAAAATTTAATTATTGGTGGAATTCACAATTATAACTATCAACAAATAAAAATATGGGTAGAATCACTTGATAAAGTTTGTGATAATCAAACGACAAATAAAGTTTTAATCATATCAAATATTTCAAAAGAAATACAACAAATTTTATTAGATAGGAAATTTGAGTTATTTCATTTGCCTCAAACAAATTTGCCTATTCACGTTGCACGATTTCTTGGAATTTATGAATATCTGAAAAACAATTCCAAGAATTATCATTATGTTGTCACAACAGATGTGCGAGATGTTTATTTTCAAAATGATCCATTCAATTATATCGAGGGTGTTTTAAGAAACAATAATTTAAAATTGATTGTTGGCTCAGAGGCACTTAAATATAAAGATGAACCTTGGGGCAATTCCAATCTTTATGAAACTTATGGCGAATATATCCACAACATATTCAAAGAAAATGAGATTTATAATGTAGGTGTTCTTGGTGGTTATTCAGAATACATTAAAGATTTGGCCCTCAATATTCTAATTAATTCTATTAATAGACCCATTCCTATTGTAGATCAAGCAGTTTTTAATGTTACAATACAAACTCAACCCTATAAAGATATTACATTGTTTGCTCAACAATATCTTGGATGGGCACTTCATGCGGGCACTGTAGCTGATCCTACTAAAATGCAGTATTTCACACCAAGATTACTTGAAAAACCGCCAAAATTTGAAAATGGTAAGTTTTTAACATCAAATGGTAAAGAATTCTGTATTGTTCATCAATATGATAGAGTTCCAGAATGGAAAGATTACTTAGATAAACAATTTAAAGGAAATTGAAAATGATAGATTTTGAACAAGAATATAAAAGCGCATGTCAACGAGTTAGTGATATAAATGAACATTTACCAAGATTATCAGCATTAGCCGCAGAATGTTCTGTTATTTGTGAACTTGGTGTGGGTTGGGCACAAAGCACCCGAGCATTTTTATCAAATCCAAATGTTGAGTTGCACAGTTACGAATTTCGACCTTTTCCTGAAGTTGTTGCCTTTTTCAATGAAGCAAAAAAATCAGGAAGAAATATACATCTTCATATTGCTGATACTCGAACTGTTGTGATTCCTGAATGTGATATGCTTTTTGTTGATAGCTTACACACATATGAACAAGTTAGAAAAGAACTTGAATTGCATGCAATCCAAACGAAAAAATATATTGGATTCCACGACACAACAACATTTGAACATAGTGGTGAATTTGGTGGTGAAGGTATTTGGAGAGCCATTCAAGAATTCATTGATACTCATCCTGAATGGAAAATGATTGAGCGTTATACAAATAACAATGGATTAACTATTCTCAAACATGAATAATTTATCTTTTTGGCATTGTGCTTCGGATAAACCAAAGGCAACAGAATTCGCTGTGCTTAATGTGAGAAAACATCATCCAAACAATTACTATCATTTGTGTGTTGATGGTCGATTTTTGGATGAACATTATAAAATTGCTAAAAAATATGATTGCGATTTTGTTTATTATGATAAATCATTGGGTGGACCGAAGCAACCTTTTGGGTATGATGAAGGAGGAATGATAACATTTCTTTCCCGTTTTCAATTTGGTATGATACAAGCGAAACTTCAAAATTATTCTCATATGATTATGATGGAAGATGATGTTTTAGTATTAAACTCAATTACTGTGGATCCATATTGGGAACATGCTTGTCATAATATTACCCATGATAACTTTTTACCTAATGAATTAAAAACAATTTTTAAAGATTTGGCTCAACATAATTTAGGTATTGTTCCCAATTTTCCTTCATATGGCGCTGGAGGAGGATCAATATTTAAAATTGATACGTTCCTTGATAATTTTTATGAAAAAGTCAATTTATTGAAATTTATAAAAAAGACTATGTGGGAAAAAGTTCAATATCCTACTATTGGATGGATAGATTGTTTTATGAATATATTTTATTATCTGTCGGGTAAAGAGTATTCGATTAATCCACATTTAGTTGATACACACAATCACAATCCAAAATTTGATTATGATTTGTTCGTTTCGCAATTAAATCCAGATGTTCAAATTGTTAATAACTATAAGAGGATGTATTTCAATGAGTGATATTACAATTGTTACAGCTTTTTTTGATATTGGACGAGGAAATTGGACCCAAGAGAAAGGATTTTTACCTTATCATAAAAGAACGATAGATGATTATTTTCAGAATTTTGAGAGATTATCTAAACTTGATAATGAGATGGTCGTTGTCACAAGTCCAGATTTAATTGAACGGGTTAAAGCTATTCGATGTGATAAAAAAACTCATGTTATTCCATTTGATTTAAAAAATAGGATGACACACACATTAAAAAAGATTGAAGATATTCAAAAAAATAATCAGTATATCAATATGATTAATGCTAATCAGAGAATCAATCCAGAATACTGGAATGCCGAATATGTTTTAATCAATTGGTTAAAACCTCATTTTTGCTATATTGCTTGTGAAACTTTAAGTTTAAAATCAGACGTTGTTGCTTGGATTGATTTTGGATATTGCAGACAAGATTCATTTTTAAATGGACTTAAGAAATGGAAATATGATTTCGACAAGAAGAAAATTCATTTTTGGTCTTTAAGAGATATTCCAAAAGAAATAAATGATGATTTGTTAAAAAGTATTATATCAAATAATGAGGTTTATATTACTGGACCAAACATTGTTGCGTCTAGGGATTCATGGGAAGACTTATATTTTGATGGTCTAATCAATATAGGATTTAAAGAATTGTTGGATAAAAAGAAATTAAGCGATGATGATCAAACTCTTTGGACTTTGTATGCAAGTCGTTATCCAGAAAGATGTGAAATTCATAAAATACAAAACAATGAGTGGTTTAGGATTTTTAAGGATTATGCACAATGATTATTTACTTGAATAGTACATCAAATTTGGGTGATTTTGTTCAATCTTTACCGGTACTTTCTGGTATTAAAGAAAAGTATGGTAAAATTGATTTTATTATTGACAAAAAAATGTCAAAATTTAATGGCATTAAAGAATTTTTAATGTATCAAGATTTGTTTAATTCTGTTTCATATGATAATGAATCTTTTGTTTATGGTCAAGTTTACGTTTTAAGTTCTTGGACACGGGAAGATAAGAATAATAAAGACCGTCCTACAGAAACTTGTCGATATGAAAATTGGATGAAAGATAATTATAAAATTGATTTTAATGTTGATGATAATTTTGTAATTAAATATCCTCAAACAAAAATCAGTGAATTAAAAAATAAGTATATCATTGGAGATAGGTGGAACGGCCCAGATATTGATACTAGACGTGAAACAGATGTTTTATCATATTTGGGAGATAAAATGTCTCCCGAAAAGATATATTATCTCGATTATAATAAAACTCTTTTAGAGAATTGTAATATTATAGCTAATTCGGATAAACCAT